AGAGCCATGGCCCCTTGGACCTTGAGTAACGATTTCTGCAAGTCCTCGTTCTCGGACCCGAACAACGCTGCTGCACCTTGGGCGATTTGGAACCCTGCCGTTATCCCCTGCACCGCTGAAACAACGGTGTCAATTCTTACGGTGTCGCTTGCAAGGGTCTTGATTCGCTGCGAGGTGTCCCCGATTTGGTCTTTGAGTTTCCCTGCCTCGGCCTCCATTTGCTTGAAAGCCTTCGTGCCTTCTTGCCCGGCCAAAGACATATCAATGAGCGTCTTTTGGAGTTCACGCAGACGCTGCTTCGCACTCGTCGTGCCTTGTGCGGTTGAGTCTTTAATCCCTACTTCGAGGACGATTTCTTTAGTTACTGCCATTATCCGGGGGTTGGTAATTCAGGGTTTACGGGTGGTTCGTAGTCAGGATCCGCTGGGTCAGGGTCGATAGGTCCGTTGGGTAATCCCATAGGGTCGCTTGTTATCGGGACACTCGTTACAGGCACGAACTCTGCAAGGTTGAGAATCCTGCGGAGCGTTACCCGGCAAGGCTTTGCTTCGCCTACCGTGTAGTCCCGAATCTCAAGCAAACGCCAGCGGATGCCGTTGTAATAAATCGGCTTGCGGAAGTCAAGTTGGTAGATGTCCACGCAGTTCAAGAACACCGTCAACTCCAACTGCAACGCCTCCTTGGAGGTCGTTTCGGTGATGTAATTGAGCCAATACTTGTTGTAGAGGTTGTTGTTCGTGTAGGTGATTGGCGTACCACTTGCGTTGACCGCATTATAGAAGACCTGCCTCGGAATACCAAAGGCAAGGTCCTCGGTGGGTGCATTGGGGTTGTCAATGTGGCTCACGAATGGAACATTGGCGACGTATTCGCCCGTAGCAAACGAACCGCTCACGCCTGTTTGATAGAACCAAGACGTTGTGCCTTGAGCGATTGAGTTGTATTGTGCTAATCGGTATCCCGTGTTCAACTGCTTGACCATACCGCTTGCCGTGCTGCCTTCCAAGTCCCAAGCCCTGCCGATGACCTTATCGGTTGTGAACGAACCCGGTATCAGCGTTCCGGCCATGGTTTCGCAGACAAACTCGGATTTGCCGTAGAAGTTCTGCGTCAAGAACTGACGGCCTCCGTACCCTTCCTTCGCAAGTGGATTGCTTGACTTGTAGGTCTTGGACAAGTAATCGCCCATGTCCTTGTATTTAAACACAAGCGACTTGTATTGGTTCGGGTCGCCATTGGTCAACAACTGCTCTTGGTTTTCATCCACCTTCTGCGTCCAGTCAACCACACCGCTGGAGTAGAAGTCCTTAAACGGCTCAATGTACAGGAGTTTAGGGTCCTGTGCATCGGGCATGAAGTAAAGGTTGAACATCTTTTGAAGGTCAACGAGCAGGTCGCTTTGCTTCACGTCAGCAGGCAGGGCGGTCCGCATATCAAAGACTCCGATGCTTGCTGGATTATCAATGCAAGTCCATAGAACGGTTGCCCCCGAAAGGATGGAGTAAGTGTTGGTAAAAAAGTTAAGCCCTGCTACAACTGCAAACCCAATGTTTGCGGTCGTGTTTGCTGGTATCGTTACATTTTGAAAACTGACCGAGAATTGAGTGTTGGTCGTAAAGTTTATTCCCGTGCGAACCATGTTGTCCGTTGAGTCGGTCAAGTTTCGGATGGACATATTTGCTGCAAATCTTCCAGCGGTTGCGCCACTAACAGTTAAGATGACATCAACATTCCAACGGGTTGGAACATTCGGAGCAACGAAGGTGCTGGAGGATGCGACCCAGTAGCCACCATTGTCAAAGTAAGGGGCAGGAGTGTCTTTGGGGAATCGAGCAGTTGTGTTTGAACTTCCCGCAAAAGTTACACTTCCAGTTGACTGCGCAAAGATGTTAGACCCCGAAAGGTTGACAGGAATCGTCCCTGCAGAGTAAGGAATGACCAGTTTCTTGAATAGGGTCGAGTTAAAGAAATTGGATGAATACCGATAGCCTGCCTGTGCAAAAATCAGGTCCACCATCTTCTTGACGTAAATGGAAGGCCCCATTTTCCAATAAGGAACCGCAAACCAACCTTGCGTGATTACATCCGTGGCTCCATAGGAATCCACCAAGCCGTAAACGTAACCGCTCGCACCCGATGCGGTCCAAGTTGCAGAAACGTGGGCCGAGGTCAGCGTGTGATTCATCCCGGTAACGCCAGCCGTGTTGACGAGCAGGTTGTTTTGGATGTCTTGGAATAGGCTCACGTCCTCGCTGAACATCCCGACCTCGTAAGTTACATCACCCTTGGTCTTGGACATAGAGAGCAACTGCATCGCACCGCTGAACACTTGAACACCATCCTCCCACATAGCAGCACGAATCTTTTTGTTCGGCTGAAATCCACCGACGAAGGACTGCACGTTGTAGGCAAATTTGAACAGGCTTGCGTTGGTTGTCGTATTAGGCAACTCGATGGTCTTGGAGAACGACCCTCTACGCTTGGTGATGTCGTTTATGTCGTCAATGCTGAACGTGATGGCTATGTCTGTGCCACCCATTGTATCAACTACATAGGGGACCTCAACATCGGAATCGTTTAGAGGGTAGGCGATGAGGGTTACGCTCATAGGATGTTGTTCTTGTAAGCAACTGCAACCTCGACCTGCAACTGCGTGAGGCGGTCGTTCCTGCGAGTCGTGAATTGGTAAGTATTAGCGTTGACGATGGCTTCGACCAACTGCCCATCCAGTTCAAGCCATACCTGCCCGGACCTGACCATCTCAATCAGCCAAGCAGATTCGGCATCGGTCAGCCAGTCCGAGTTGAGTGCGTAAACGTAGTCGAACTCCCCAGCCCAAACTTTGTCGTAGGTGGTGGTCGCATAAACGTCCGAGTTGTATCCGAAGGTCTGCCGGGTAATGTTGGCCCTCTTGCGGTTCTTGAGTGTAAAGGTGTAGGAGTCAATGCCCCCGTACTTGTTTTGGAAGTGAACTGGGATGGAGTTGAACCGCTCGCAAGGGCCAAGCGTGTACCTGTATGATTTTGTCGCATTGCCTCCGCTATCTAAGAAGGCAATAGTATAGTAGGCTCCCTCTCCCGTTGGGAAACTCACCGACCCTGCCTGACTATCGGAGCATTGACCCGAAGTCAAGGATTTAAGGTTCATCGGTCCAGCACCAAAGCGGTTGATGGTATTCGATGCGACACCGCTTGGAAGTGCAACCTCAAAGGACCTCTGCGAAACCCCTGCCGAGTTGAAGTATTGAACGACCGCTGCCGTGTAAACGCTTCCCGACTGACCTACTGCGAGCCATCCGTAGCCGTTTGAGTAAACGATTCGGTTTGCAACGGAGGTAAGGGCTTCGCTTACTTCATCGCTGACCGTGCTTGGAAAATAAAGGGTGCTGCTCCAAGTCGCAAGTTCTAACTGCTCCAAGTTTCCTGCAAAGGAAACATTCCCCGACACGGTGGTAACGGTTCCCGTCTGCACGACTGGGGTGTTTCCGTACTCCTCCATGAAGTCGAGCCTGTACCCCGAATAGTACCCGGCATGATCCACGAAGCCCGTTTGGGTCAGCGATGGCTTGGTCGGGGCAATCAGGGTTTCAACGACCTTGGCAACGTCAAAGAACCCGAAGTTGGTGGTCGGCAGTTTGTCGCACTTAAGCCGTGCAAGGGTGGTCCCTGCTGGGTTCTTGACATCGCAGACGTACCTGTAATTGGGTTGTGCAGTCAGCGAACCGCTGACCTTGAAAAGCATCTTGTTGTAAACGGGGGTTGCTGCTTGGGGCGACCCTGATAGGACGGTTGTTGCCATTTTATCTTGTTGTTGCTACGCTTATGGATTTGCCGAGGACCTCTGCGATATTCTCGGTCAAGACCTCTATCATTTCGGGGGATACTGCGTTGCTCATAAAGTTGGTCGCTCGCAGACCTTCCCTCCGAATCTTGTTGGCGATGTTGATGGCAAAGGATCTGTTTGCTGCCTTCTTGTCCCTGCCTTCCAGAGGAATGCCCTTGAACGCAATCCACTCCTGAATCGGGCGGATAGGTGGACGCTTGTCCCTATATTGGAAGGGAGAGTTAGGCGCACGTTTGGTTGAGTTTGCACCCTTGACACCGAGGTCCACAAACTTCCAGTAATCCGCTGCCTCAATAGCGACGACGAAGGACTGGTCGTTGAGGGATATAGGCGTAACGGTGATGGACTGCGAGAGGGCGTTGCTTGCGATGGCGTTCGACTTGGCGAGGTTCTCCTTTGCAAGGCGGACCACTCCTTCTAGCCACTTGACAACCAATGCGTGGGACTTGTTCTCAATGGCTCCATCTTCAAGGGCCACACCAAAGTCAGCAAGGGCCTCCCTTTGGATGTCGGTCAGTTTCTTGCCTGACCCCCCTACAAAGACGTTAAACTCCATACGGGTAAATGTCCCCCGTGCTGGAATGTGTCTATCTGCGTCTCGCCCGCTCCGCTTCCATCCGTTCTGCCTCCAAAATATCGTGAATCAGGAGAGCGTAGTTCAGGAACTCCACCGCCTTCATTGCGAAGATGGCATCGAATTTAAGAACGTCTTTGTTTGCCATCCGCCACACCACCATAAGCCATCCGTAGCCGGCAAGAGGGCTTACGTCAGCCCCTCGGCCGTCTTCATCAGGTGCTTGGAATAGTCGCTCAAAACTTTCAAGTAGGATTCTGAACTTAGCAAAAAAAAACTGACAACCCCCCAAACATCGCCCACCTTGGCGTGTTTCTTCATCAGTTCGGCTCGCTCGGCATGGGCAGCCCCGTCGTACTTTTTCGGGAAGAATCCGAATAGACCGCCCTCCCTGCACAAGGTCGCCATGATGCGGTGCAGGTTTTGGAGCAGTTGCTTTTCGTCCGTGGTGTTTGCGTCCATTAACTCTATCAACTGCCCGGCCGTCAACTCGTCTGTGAAAACCGTTGGGATCCACCACTTGCCCCCGGCTTTGAACTTTCGCTTATACCCAAGGGCAGGCAATGCGTTCCACTCGCTTATGATGGCCTTGTAACGCTTTAGGACTGCCTTGGCGGGCATCTCTCTCACGAACGATATATCCACCCCCTCAACGATTGCGACGACCCCTGCACGCTTGTCGTAGTCCCCAAGGACGCTGCTGAACTCAATGGCTCCGATGCGCTGGAACTGGTCGATGGTCAGGTCTTGGAGTTTCATAGTTTCAGGAAGGTTTTGTAGGACGATGCCGACGATGCCGATGCAAGGTACTGGCTGAACTCCTTATCAGCCTTGCGTTCTTTCTCCGAATAGTACCAAGGAATGTGCCTCGCTGACTCAAGCAACGAAACCCCACCGATGAAGTACTCCTGACGATTGTAAACGGCAAAGGTCGTGTCGATAGGCACGTCAATTCTCGCTGCCATGATGACCCGTGAGTTACGCTGACGAGTCGCCTCGTAGTTGTTCACATGGGTATAGTACGACGACCTTGGAGGCACGTCATCCCATCGGAGCGACAGGCCGACCTTGCCTGCTTGGGGGAATTGTTGCAACCACTCCAAGCACATGGGAATCGTCCGCTTGCTGGTCTTGTACAGGTCAAGGTCCGGGTCTGTAACTGCATAGAACGGCTCTCCCAGTTGTTGCACCAAGCCCGAAGTCCATGGGGCTTGATGGCCCAAGTTTTCGTCAAGCATTACGACCTTGCAAGGGTTCGTGGCGTACCACTCCAGCAAAGGTTCGTAGGTTGAACCGTTGTCCACGATGTAGATGTCCCCAATCCCCTCCCACTTGCTCAAGTCCCTGACCATCGCTTTGGGCCATGTCAGCAGGTTGCGGTTGTTGATGATGACGGGGATGCCCATGTTAGAACTTGTAAACGGCAATAAGGTCGTCGTATCGGCCCGATTCACTAAGGTCTATGGCCTCAAAGATTGAATTGCTCGGTGCTACGGCTGACAGGTTCACGAACCAATCCTTGCTCTGCACGTCCTCAATCATTAAGACACCTCCTTGGTTCATCAACGGTGCATACAGGTTAACAACCTGCAACATGGAGTCTAAGGTGTGCGGGCCGTCGTCCAGCAGGAAGTCAATGCCGTTCTTAAAATAGTCCCTTGCTACCTGCACGGATTCGGGTGTGTAGGCCGATGCGATGTGAAGCCTTGAACGAGTCCAGTCAATGTGCTTGTCAGCCTTTGGCTTGACTTGGTTGGCAATATCGTAGAACAGGAACTTGGCCTTGGGCAGATACTTGCACCACATAGCCATAGACCCTCCGTGCCAGACCCCTATCTCCACGAAGTTGATGTGGTCTGCTCGCATTTCAGCCAAGTACTTAGCATAGGTGCTTGTGTAGTTGTGGCCGTTGGCTTTGTCGGTTCCTCCGTCATAGTCGGCACCATTAAGGTCTAACTCGTCGAGGATGGCAATCAGTTCTTTGTCTTTCATGGTTAAAATGTGATTACAAACTTTTCGGGACCCGGCCATCCGGGGTTGGAGTCGTGGACCTTCGTATCGGGTTTCTTGCCAATCCAATGTTCGGCTTGCCAGCGGTGGTCCCGTACCGGTTCGCCCAGTTCCTTGATGTGGCTCGACTTGGCCCACCAATAGGTTCCACCAAAGTAGGGGTAGCCTTTGGGGTTGTTGTGATCCGCCATGTGTGGGAACTGCTCCTTGGTAATCCAATGGCAGCCGACTGCATCCACTCCTTCAATCAGTTGCAAGCAGCGTTCCCAAGCCACGACATTAAAGAAGGTCATGCTTCGATTCCACAACTGGTTTATCAAAGATGGGTCGCTTGCCCCCTTGGTGTGGGCGTACAGGTACACGGCTTCCTCTTCCTGCGAGGCCCGGTACATTTCGGTAAGGGTTGCTTGTTCCCAAGCGTTGGTCCGGGTAACCACGACCTTGACCTTATCGGCCACCATCGAGTTTTCAAGCACCTCCTTGACCGCCTTTCGTTGTTCGGGTGGACCGACAATGCCGACCCTGATTTCATCCAAGACCCCGATAAGACCGTAATTGCAGACGGCCATCATATGTTGGTTCAGGATTAACTGCCAATTCCCTCCGCAATATATGTGGTAATAGTGAACGACTTTCATAAGGTCCAAAGGAGGGTTAGAAGGGTGAGGATAAAAAAAACGGCTGCAATCGTCTTGCCGATTTCAATGAGCAGGTCGATGATGCGTTCCGTGTTCATGGGGCAAAGTTACACAACAACATACTTCCCCGAGTTACTGACCCTTAACTTGTTAAGTGCCACATACCGCATAGCATCGCAGGCGTGGTTGAAGGAATCAATCGGAACCCCCGTGTTCTTGCCTTCCTTATCCGTGGCCCAAGTATAGGACCGCAGTTCCTTGATAAGGTTTGTGCTATCCTTGGTAACTTGCAATTTGTATCGCTTGAGGATGTCTATCCCGTTCCTGACCGAATCGGGGCCTTTCTCTGCCGGCTTGATGTTAAAGCCTAACCGATAGATTTCCTCGATGCTCTTGGGTTCTGCTGAATCCGCAACGATCTCCCAAGCCCTTGTGATGCCCAGCGACCGCAACTTGTCTGCGATGTCTTGGTTGGTCAGGCCCGTGGAGTAGAGCAGTTCCTGAATCAGCAGGCAGTCCCCTTGGCGGTAGATGGCGACCAAGGCCGTAGGGTCGTTGCTAAAGCCCCAGTCAAGCCCAAGGGCGACGAATTTCGCACGGCTGACATCTATACCCTCCACGACCTCG